GGCGGCGGCATACGCGCCCCGGCAATGGTTTTTCTGCCACCAAAACAGTGTGTTGATGAACCAAACGACGCTCCGCCAACCTGTCCGGCCATCCAACACGCCGAGGCGGTAGGCGCGGACGGACAGGGTTTCAGACGGCCTGCCGCCCAAGACGGCATTAATCAGTTGGTCGGCGGCAATGCCGACGGATTTGGCGTAGGCCGCCGCCGTTTTCAGACGGCCTTCTGACAGATGCATCAGTAGCCCTCCACGTAAACCAAAATGTCGATGTGCTCGTGTTCGCTCCCCCTTGCGCGGGCGATGTCGATATAAACCTTGTCCTTCTCCGAACCTTGCCGACGCAGGTTCCATGCCGCCGCCAATTCGGCCGCCTCATTGTTGTAGGTGGATGACTGATCCGCTTTGGTCGCCCGCACAACCTGTACCCGTACTTCAAATACCGCATTCGGCATCGCCGCCGCCAGCGGCAGGGTAGCCGTTACGCCGCGTCCGCCCGGATGGGTGGCGTTCACATTGTCTTCTTCGGGCGGGAAATTAATATAGCTCGCGTGTTTGATGTGGTATCGCTGCACGATGCGGCCGTCCGGATAGGCGGCACTTTGCCAGTCGCAATCCATCCGCAAATTTCCCTGCCCGAGGGTAAGGCTGCCCGTTTTGCGCATAACGCCGCCCACTGCCCGATTGACTAATGCCGTTGTCGCCACCGACGTATCGTTGCTCGTCGCCGCAGGGGTCGCCGTTTTGAGGCCGTCTGAAAAGGTTTTCGCACCGCGCACTGTCTGCGCTCCTGTCAACAAAACGGCTTGACCGGCCGCAGTTCTGATGGCCTCCTCCAGCTCTGCGGGCGATACGGTGATTTTTGCCCACTCAGTCCAGCGGCCGCCGTTGCGCTTGCCGCGCCGCCATATTTCATCGACGTCGAACGGGATATAAATCTGATGCGATGCCAGTTCGGCGTCGCTGTTATATGCCGAGGGCAGACTCAACAGGCTGCCTGCTTTTTGCACGGGATAATTGCGCTCTGTGGTGGCGTTTACGTTTAACACTTGCCCGTATAAGCCAGGGGTCGTAATGCTGTTGAGGTCTTCGTCGGTCAGTTTTTTGGTGTCTGCTTTTCCCGCTGCCGCTTCGGCGGCTTTTGCGGCCACCCAGCTTTGGTAGGCCACCGTTTCGCCTGCCGCGCCCACCTGGTGGAAGCGCAAAACTTTTGCTTTTTTGCCGGGCTCTTCGAACTTAAAGTTAAATCGGATGCTGTCGGCCACTGCTTCGGCCGCCGCCAGATTGGCCTCGAATATCCAATTGCCGCGTCCGGACGGCATGATAATTTTATTCCACGTGTTCGCTCGACCGACGGTCAATGTGCCGTCGGTAATGGTTTGGTCGCCACTGTTGCCCAGCTTTTCATCGGCCAGTTTTTTGCCCATGGCGGCCGACAAGGCATCATCCGTTGCCGTGCCGGTCAGCGTATTGGCCACTCTGACTATGCCGCGTGCGGTAGATGAGGCTCGGGGCAATTTGTGGCTGTGGGTATTGCTGACGGCCACGCTCTCGCTGGTTTCGGTCAGGTCGGCAGGCTGCCCTAGGGAGATGGTGCGGTTGGCCGCCAGCGTGCCGCCGCCCGTCAGGCCTGCACCTGCGGTGATTTGGCCGGTTTTTAAGGCGTAAGCCTGCGTTCCATCGTTGAGCGCGCCAATCTGGGCAACGGCTTTGGCCAGTTCGGTTTTCAGCCACAGGGTACGGTTGGCCAGTTCGCGCGGTGCGCGGTTGTCGATGCCGTTGGGGCCGCCCATCACGGGGTCGGAGGTTTCCAACTGGTAGATGCCCGCTTCCCAGCGGTTGGTTTCGGTTAAATTTGCCATTACGCAGTTCCTCTGTTGAATTTGCCGTCGCGCAAGGCGCGGCCGTTGTGCCTTAAGGCGGCATGTTGGTAATCGAGTGCGGCTAAAACGCAGCGTGCCGGTGCAAATGCACTCAGGGTGTAGAAATCACGAATCTCTTTGCACCATGCCTCCTCTCCCTCTTTCGTCCACTCTTTACCCAAACGCAGGCAGATGCGGCGGTAGAGGCCGTCTGAAACGGCCTCGTCGAAAGTAATGCGGTGGATGGAGTACGGCTTTTTGCCCGCACGGATGTCGGTAATCAGCTCGTTGAACGGATTGTCCACACCGTCATGGGTAGAGATGATGTGTATCCGAACATGGACGATACCGCCTTGCAAAACGAGTTGGCACGCCTGATTTTCCTCTCCGACTTGGTCGGCAGGATTGAAGTGGTACAGGAGCTGAAATCATGAACCCCGAAGAGATTAAAGCCGTCTTCGGCATGAAACCCGAAGCCGCCGTCGCCTATCTCAAGCAAAAAGGCATTGCCGTATCTTGGGACTGGCAGGATATGTTGGACGACGCGCACGCCACTGCCTTTACGGTGGCCAAAACCGCCAAAATGGATGTTCTCTCCGATATCTATTCCGCCGTCGTCGATGCCGCCGAACAAGGGCGGACACTGGAAGAGTTCAGCCGAGAACTCGCCCCCGTCTTACAACGCAAAGGCTGGTGGGGCAGGCAGGAAATTAAAAATCCCGAAGGCGAAACCCAAAGCGTACAGCTCGGCAGCCCCCACCGCCTGAAAACCATCTATCTGACCAATATGCAGTCAGCCTACATGGCAGGCCGCTACGCCGAAATGATGGACTCCATCGACACACACCCTTATTGGCAGTATGTCGCCATCAACGACAGCCGCACCCGCGAAACCCACCGTATGTTACACGGTCGCGTCTATGCAGCCGATGACCCGGTGTGGGACAGCCTGTATCCGCCCTTGGATTACCGCTGCCGCTGCCGGGTTCGCCCTCTGTCGCGCGGTATGGGTGAGAGCCGCGTTCAAGCCAGACCGACTCTTGAGTCCGTCACCGTCGATATAGGTTCAAACCCTTATACCGGGGAGGCACGCTATGCCCGGCGCACCGGCATCCGCATCAACAACAAATTTATCGCCCCCAATGCGGGCTTCAATGCCAACCAAGGCAAATCCATGTTGTCCCGCATGGCGCAAATTGCCGTGGAAAAGGCGCAGGCAACCCATCCGGATATCGCCCGGATTGCCATCAAAACCATGATGGCTAACCAGAAATTCAAAAACGCCCTAACCCCCGAATCGTTGGCATGGGTGCGCGAATTATTGAGGGGCTGACCATGCTTGAAATTAAATTAGACGCAGAGCGGCTCGACCACGGCTTGAATACGCTGCTCAAAAACGCCACCGACACCCGCGCCATGATGCGGGGCATCGCCACCGAGTTGCTGTCTATGACCGAAGAAAACTTCGAATCCGAAGGTTGGGGCGGACAGCGATGGAAACAAAGCCGGCGCGCCGCAGATGAGGGAGGCAAGACCCTGCAAAAAAGCGGGCAACTCGCCGCCCGCCTGACCACACAGGTCGGCAGCAACTATGCTCGCATCGGCAGCAACAAAAAATATGCCGCCATCCACCACCTCGGCGGTCAAGCAGGGCGCGGCCACAAAACCAACCTCCCAGCACGCCCCTATCTCCCCATCAACGGCAACAACCAACTCCAACCCGATGCCGAACGCAGAATCCTCGACATCGCCATCACCGCCCTCAAAAAAGGACTCTGA